TTAACTAAGCCGACTAAATCCATACTAGGAGTAGATGATGAAATTATTTCTAATGGGGCTATAGATTATTGGAATGCAGAAGTTGATTCTCTTAAAAGTGATGCTGATGCGTTGAATGAATTTTACAGACAGTTCCCACGTACAGAATCACACGCATTTAGAGATGAAAGCAAGTCTTCATTGTTTAATCTTACTAAGATATATCAACAGATTGATTATAACGATTCAATGATAAAAGAACACCACGTTACGCAGGGTTCATTTCATTGGAAGGACGGGCAAAAAGATACAGAGGTTATATTTAGCCCCGATATAAGAGGTAGGTTTTTAGTAAGTTGGGTTCCTAACAAGTCCTTACAGAACAATATAATAACTAAAAAGGGAATGAAGTATCCCGGAAATGAGCACATAGGTTCTTTTGGATGTGATTCATATGATATATCAGGAACGGTTGGTGGTAAAGGCTCTAATGGTTCTTTGCACGGTCTTACTAAATTTAATATGGATGATGCTCCTAGTAGTGAATTTTTCTTGGAGTATATAGCTAGACCTCAGACTGCTGAGATATTCTTTGAAGAGGTTCTTATGGCGTGTGTATTCTATGGTATGCCAATACTTTGTGAGAACAATAAGCCACGTTTGCTATACCACTTTAAGAATAGGGGTTATAGAGGTTACTCTATGAATAGACCTGACAAGCAGTTTAATAAATTATCTAAGACTGAAAAAGAGTTGGGAGGAATACCTAACTCATCTGAAGATGTTAAGCAATCACACGCTTCAGCTATTGAGTCTTACATAGAAAAGCATATAGGGTTAGATATGAGTGGTGCTTACAGGGATTCTGATGATATGGGTACTATGCCTTTTCCAAAAACCCTAGAGGATTGGGCAAGGTTTGATATTAACAACAGAACTAAGTTTGATGCTTCTATAAGTTCAGGGCTAGCTATAATGGCAAATCAAAAGCATACCTACCTTCCGGAGCAAAAACAGTCAAAAATTAGTATTACCTTTGGCAAGTATAACAACAAGGGGTCAATCAGTGAATTATTAAGATAGATGAAAGAGGTAAATATAAATATTGCGTCAGCAGGTTTTCCAAGTCAATTTGTATCTGATGCTGAAAAAGCTTCAGAAGAATTTGGATTACAAATAGGTCAAGCTATTCAGTATGAATGGTTTAAAAAAGATTCTAACAACTGTAAGTTTTACGACCAACAGAGAGACTTTAGAAGACTACGTCTATACGCTAGAGGTGAGCAATCTATTGCTAAATATAAAAACGAGTTAGCTGTTGATGGAGATTTATCATACCTTAATTTAGATTGGACTCCCGTTCCTATACTACCTAAGTTTGTTGACATAGTAGTTAACGGTATGTCGGGTAGATTATTTAAGGTAAATGCTTACGCTGAGGATTCTATGTCTCTATCTAAGAGAAGTAAGTATCAGGATATGATACAGGGTCAGATGGCAGCTAAGGAAGTTCTTACAACCATACAGGATAATACAGGGATGAATCCATTTACTATGGACCCTAATGACTTACCTGAAAATGACGAGGAACTTTCGCTTTATATGAACTTAAACTATAAGCCTGCAATTGAAATAGCTGAAGAAGAAGCTATTAATACATTGTTTGCTTCTAATAAATATATAGACCTACGTAAAAGGTTTGACTACGACCTTACTGTTTTGGGTATAGGTGTAGCAAAGCACGAGTTTTTACCGGGTTCAGGCGTAAAAATTAGCTACGTAGACCCTGCAAATGTAGTATACAGTTATACCGAAGACCCTCACTTTAAAGATTGTTTTTATTGGGGAGAGATTAAGACATTACCTATAGTAGAGCTAATGAAGATTGACCCTTCATTAACAAATGAAGACTTAGAAAAAATATCAAAGTACAGTCAGAGTTGGTACGACTACTATAACTCAGCTCAGATGTTCCAAGATAATATATTTTCTAGAGACTCAGCTACACTTTTATACTTTAATTATAAGACCACGAAAAAGATTGTATACAAAAAGAAGGTATATGATAATGGTGGTTCAAAGATGATTGAGAAGGATGACCAATTTAATCCACCCCAAGAGATGATGGATGATGGTAACTTTGTAAAGGTTGAGAAGACAATTGATGTGTGGTACGATGGCGTTATGGTTATGGGTACTAACATTATACTTAAGTGGGAATTAGCTGAGAACATGGTTCGTCCTAAATCAGCTAGTCAGTATGCTATACCGAACTATGTAGCTGTTGCACCAAGAATGTATAAGGGAGTTATTGAATCATTAGTAAGAAGGATGATTCCTTTTGCTGATTTAATTCAGATGACACACTTAAAGCTGCAGCAAGTTATATCTAAGGTTGTTCCGGATGGTGTGTTTATAGATGCGGATGGGTTAAATGATGTAGACTTAGGTACAGGAAACGCTTACAACCCTGAAGACGCTTTAAGATTATACTTCCAAACAGGTAGTGTAATTGGTAGAAGCTATACTCAGGAAGGTGATTACAATCAAGGTAAAGTTCCTATCACTCAGTTAACATCAAGCTCAGGAGCTAGTAAGACTCAAATGCTTATTGGTAACTATAATCATTACTTAGGAATGATACGTGCTGTAACAGGCTTAAATGAGGCTAGAGACGGCTCTACACCTGACCCTAATTCTTTAGTTGGTGTAAATAAGTTGGCTGCATTAAATTCTAATACGGCTACAAGACATATACTTGACGCAAGTTTATTTATATACAGAAGTTTAGCTGAAGCTTTAACGTACAGAATATCTGACATTTTGCAGTACGCTGATTTTAAAGATGAGTTTGCTAATCAGATAGGAAAATATAATGTATCAATACTTCAAGACATTAACGACTTATATATATATGACTTTGGAATATTTATAGAGGTTTCACCTGATGAAGAAGAAAAATCACAGCTAGAGCAGAACATACAAATGGCTCTTTCTAAGGGTGATATAAATTTAGAGGATGCAATTGATATTAGAGAACTTAGAAATCTTAAGGTTGCTAATCAGCTACTTAAAGTTAAACGTATTAAGAAGCAAGAGCGAGACGAGAAGATGGCTATGCAACAGCAAGCTGTCACGGCTCAACAACAAATTAAGTCTCAACAAATGGCAGCTCAAACAGCTATGCAGAAGATACAGGCTGAGACTCAAGCCAAGATGCAGATTAAGCAAGCAGAGGTTGCTTTTGATATTGAGAGAATGAATAACGAAGCTCAACTAAAGTCTGTTCTTATGGATAAGGAATTTGACTTTAATATGCGTTTAAGAGATATATCAGAAAACGCTCTACAGAGCCGAGAGAATCAACGTGAAGACGCTAAGAGTTCTCGTATAAGTCAGCAGAATACAGAACAAAGTAAATTAATAACTCAAAGAAAAAACAATCTTCCTCCTCAGACATTTGAGTCAAACGAGGATAGTTTAGATGGTTTTGATTTGTCTGAATTTTCACCTAGATAATATGGCGGCAAACGGAAGAACTAAAAAAAGCAAAAAGATATGCCCTTCAGGGATTGCTTGGGCTAAAAGAACATTTGATAGATACCCATCAGCATATGCAAATATGGCTGCAAGTAAATACTGTAAAGACCCTAACTACGCTAAAAGCTCTAAAAAATAAAACTATGGCATTTAAGATACATATGATGTATAAAGGTAAGCAAGCTATTAAAGCTCTTACAAATAAAGACCACTTATCTTTAAAGAAAAGAGGTTTTTCACATACAAAACCTAAGCCAAAAGCAAAGCCAAAATATTAATGGGTGCGTTAAAGAAGTGGAGAGACGAGAAGTGGGTTCGTATTAGTACTGATGGCTCTATTAAGGGAGCTTGTGGAACTAGTAAGAATAAGAATAATCCTGACCGTTGCTTACCGTTAGCTAAAGCTAATAGTATGTCTAAATCTGAGAGAGCTGCAACAGCTAAAAAGAAAAAGAAAAGTGGTAGAACTAAACAATTTGTATCTAACACCAAGGCAGGCAAGGTTACATCTAGGTTTGCTTAAATCGTATTAATTAATTGTTTAACTTTGCATAAAATCAAATCAAATGGATATTAAAGTAAGAGCACTCGATGATGTAGGTGAAAAATCTACAGCACAGGTTGAAGAAGAATTACTTCAGAAACACGAAGATAAATTCGAAGACTCAACAAGTAATGAACAAGTTGTAGTCAAGCAACCACAAGAAGAGGTACAAGGGTTAACCGAAGACCAAGTTCTTTCACATATTAAAGAAAGATACAATAAGGAGTTTACATCAATGGATGATATCTTTGAAGAGCGAAATACTCAAGAAGAATTACCTGAAGATGTAGCAGCTTATTTTAAGTATAAAAAAGAAACAGGTCGAAGCATTAAGGATTATGTTGAATTACAACGTAATTACGATGATGCAAATCCTGAGTCTTTGCTACGAGATTATCTTAAAACTACGGAGACTGCTCTAGACGATGACGATATACAGTCATTAATGGATGAGTACTCCTACGATGAAGACTTGGATGAAGAGTCACAGATTAAGAAAATTAAAGTAGCAAAGAAAAAAGCTATTGCTAAGGCTAAGAATTATTTCACAGAGCAACAAGAAATGTATAAGCAACCACTTGAGTCAAGGGGTAGTGGTGTTTCGGAAGGCGAAAAGGAGCAATACGAAAGCTATAAGCAATATTTAAACGAAGCGGCAACGCAAAAAGAGGAAACTAAAAGAAGGTCTGAGTGGTTTACACAAAAGACTGAAGAGGTATTTAACAATGATTTCAAAGGTTTTGATTTCAAGATTGGAGAAGACCAAATCACTTTTAGTCCCGGTAACGCAGAAGAAACTAAGAAGTTACACCAATCACCTATGACTTTTGTTAACAAGTATTTAGATGATAGTGGCTTAATGAAAGATGCTGCAGGTTACCATAAAGCGTTAGCGGCTGCAATGAACCCTGATAAGTTTGCTCAATATTTTTATGAGCAGGGTAAGTCGAATGCAACAGAGGATGTAATGAGGAAGACTAAGAACATTAATATGACAACTCGTAACACACCTGAAGTATCGTCTAAATCAGGAACACAGTTTAAGTCTTTAAATAACGACTCAGGTCGTGGTTTAAAGATTAGAAGTATTAAAAGAAAATAAATTTAAAAACTAGAAAAAATGGCAGGAGCTATTACAGGAAACGGATTTGACTTACAGCCAAGTTCGGAACAAGTTGCTTTAAGCAGCAATTATATTACAAATTTTGATTTCTTAAATCAGTATCTACCTGATACTTACGAGAAAGAATTTGAGCGTTATGGTAATCGTACCGTAGCATCTTTTTTACGTTTAGTTGGTGCAGAGATGCCTTCTAACTCTGACCTTATCAAATGGGCAGAACAAGGACGTTTACATACTAAGTATACCGATGTAACTACTCCGACAGCAGCAGCTGCTTCGACAGCAGTATGGACTATTGGTGATACTTTATTACCGGGTAGTGGAAGTATTGCAGTTCGTGTTGGTCAGACAGTTATGTTGACTAAAAACACAGGAGGTGCTAACCTTAAAGCTTTAGTTACAGTAGTAGATACAGCAGCGGGTACAATTACTCTTGCTTACTACGGAGCAAACCATACAGGTGTTGTTACAGATAAATACACAATGTTTATCTACGGTTCAGAATTTGCAAAAGGAACTCCGGGAATGGTAGGTTCTTTAGAAGCTGATGACGTATTCTTCGAAAATAAACCAATTATCCTTAAAGACCGTTACGCAGTATCAGGTTCTGATATGGCTCAAATTGGATGGGTTGAAGTGACAACTGAGAATGGTGCATCAGGATACCTTTGGTACTTGAAGTCAGAGCACGAAACTCGTTTACGTTTTGATGATACTTAGAGACAGCTATGTTGGAAGCAGTTCCTGCATTAGTAGGTTCAGGTGCATCAGCAGCGATAGGGAATGGCACGGCAGTAGCAAATGCTCCTACAGGTGCAGGTTCAGAAGGTGTATTCTATGTTGTAAACAACAGAGGTAATGTATGGTCAGGTGGGAACCCTAATGTATTAGGTGACTTTGATTCAATCATTCAACGTCTTGATAAGCAAGGTTCTATTGAGGAAAACGTAATATTCGTTGACCGTCAGTTTGGATTTGATATAGATGATATGTTAGCAGCACAAAACTCTTACGGAGCAGGTGGTACTTCATACGGTCTATTTGACAATGACGAAGAGATGGCATTGAATTTAGGATTCACAGGATTCCGTAGAGGTTATGACTTCTACAAGTCTGATTGGAAGTACTTGAATGACCCAACTATGCGTGGTGGTTTACCAACAGGTGCAGGTTCAGGTAGAATCAATGGACTTTTAGTTCCTGCAGGTTCAACATCTGTATATGACCAAATCTTAGGTAAGAACGCTAAGCGTCCTTTCTTACACGTTCGTTACAGAGCTTCAGAGACTGAAGACAGACGTTACAAGACTTGGATTACAGGTTCAGCAGGTGGTGCAAACAACTCATCTTTAGATGCAATGGAGGTTAACTTCTTATCTGAAAGAGCTGTATGTACATTAGGTGCAAATAACTTCTTCTTATTCCAAGAGTAGTTTAGTAATATTAGGAGCTCGTTAATACGGGCTCCTTTTTTTTTAAATTCAAATTAAATTAAAATCAAATGAAAAAAACAGTAGAGTACGTAGATAAGCAGTACAAGTTATTAGGACAAGAAGCTCCTATATCTTTTATGCTTGCATCAAGAAATTCAAGAAGATTCCCATTACTATGGTTTGATGAGGAGAAGGGAGAACAAAGAGCTCTTCGATACGCAAGAAACCAACAGAGTCCGTTTGAGGACGAGCAAGATGGAAACGCAATACTAGAGCCAATCGTATTTGAGGATGGGTTCTTATCGGTTCCAAAAAGCAACCAATCATTACAAAAATTTTTAGACTTACATCCTGCGAAGGATATTAAGTATTCTGTTATTGATGAGGCTAAGGAGGCTAGCGAGATAGTTGAAGACCTTAATATACAGGTAGACGCTTTAATAGCAGCACGTGAGCTTACAATAGACCAAGTTGAGGCTATCACTCGTGTAGCATTTGGTACTGACCCAAGTTCAGTAACTTCAACAGAGTTACGTAGAGACATTCTTTTATTTGCTCAAAGAGAGCCACAAGGTTTTCTTAATATATTAGGTGATGCTACGCTTATGATTGACTCATTAGTTCAGTCATTCTTTGATAAGGGTATATTAACCTTTAGAAAAAACAAGAAAGAAGTATTCTTTAATACTCCGACTAATAAGAAACGAATGCTAACCATTCCGTTTGGTGAGGACCCACTGTATGTGGTATCGTCTTACCTTCAGAGTGATGAAGGTATTGAGATTCTAGAGTTTTTAGAGAAAGTCGCAGAGACTAAGTAGTAAAATAAGGAGGCTGAAAAGCTTCCTTTTTTTTTGCTATATTTGTATAATTATTAATCATCTAATTTTTTAACGATGGAAAAATATTTAAAAATACCTGCATCTTCAAGAACTCAATTAGTCTCTTGTTCAAATGTAGCTCACGTATACTCTGCAAGTGCAACAGCAACTTCAACTAGAGTAGATTACACTGACGGTACAACTGCGACAATAGCTCACGCTGCGGCAGTTGCTTTTGATGTAAGAGATGCTTTATCTAATGCTATGATAGCAGCAAGACAAACTTCTTGGACTCAAGTAGAATTTTTAGTAGATATGCCAAAAGTGGCATCAGCAATAACATTAGCATAAACTTACGGAAATGGAAAAATTTATAAAATTAGCTGTTACAGGCTCAGGGATTGAGACATTAAGTTTGTCTAATGTAAAAATGATTATTGGTAACGGAACTACAAGTACAATTGTTTATTATCTTGGTGGAGCGATAGCTACTTTAACTACTCCTACTGATGCTTCTTTTTTATTAGAGAGTCAACTACAGAACGCTATGGTTAATTTATATCAAAAGGCGTGGACAAATAATCAAGATACTATTACACCGGCTGTAGCAGTAACTGAAATCGTAGTATCATAAGCTTATGGCAAAGTATTTAGGAATACCCATAGCATTAATAAGCGGAACTAGTAATGATGCAAGTACATCCAACTTTACGTTGATAGATTTAACTTCAACATTCGATGGTATTAAGGTAGGTGATATTGTTGTAAATACAACGACAATGGCTCAGGCTACTGTTACTAGTATTGACTTAATTTTAAGTGGTTTATTATCTGTATCTAGTAATATATTCTTAGATATATCTCAAGGGTACTCAATATTCTCTCCTAACGATGACACTCGTGGAAACGTGTTGATGTCTATAGAGGGGTATATTGCAGCTAGAGATGTTGTAGGAGTCCTTAGTGTTGATTTTTCACACGGATATAGTGCTAACACACAACAGTACACTCCAATAGGAACTCCTGTTACAGATTCTTTTTTAACTAAACTATATCTACGTTGGTTAGAGAAGTTATTAGTAACTAACGCTACTAGTAACCGATTAGATATACCACTAAATGAGTTTTTTAATAACTCTAGTAATGTTCCTTATTATATTAAAACTATAACACTTACTTAATATGGCAAAGTTTTTAAAATTTAAAGCTTCTCAATCAAGCGAAGGTGAAAGAGATTTATTGGTAGGTCTAGATAACTTAGGAGCCATTGA